ATGCACTCTTCCTACACCAAGCAGGAGGATGTGGATCGCGCTTTCGCTGACTATGATAGCGCTCTCCTTACTCTTCACCCTCGCCCGGCTCATGCTACTCGCAATGCTCTGCTTTGCGTCAGCTGTGGTGGTGCTCATTACACATACAACAACAGTGGGGGCGACGAACCCGGCGCGCGCGTGTGTAACGATTGTGGTGCTGTTCACCCTGGGCTTATCATTTTTGAGCAGATGTTTGGTCGCACTTGCCCAACTCGCACTAGCAATTACAAGCGCATCCATCACTGGCACGAGCGCATTAGCCAACTCCTGCTCATGGAGTCTCAGATTCCTGTGGACCACATGGTGGCAATTGGCGAAAGGCTACTCGACGGCTCGCACACCGTTGTGTCCAAAGACTCTATCCGAACAGTACTTCGATCTCTAGGCCTTCAGGTGTACATCGAGAAGTGGCTGCAGATCATCGAACGGTGCACCGGGGTGATGCCGCCGTGCCCGGGCCCAATGGTGCTCAACCGCTTGGATGCAATGTTCCTCGACCTTCAGCGCCCGTTCAATGCACATAAGGTCATGGGGCGGCGAAACTTCCTCAATTACAACTACGTGTTTTGTCGTCTCTTCCAGCGGATGGAGTGCCACAAGTTCTGCATGTTCTTCCCACTCATTCGATCTAAGGTCAAACTAAAGACACTCGACGACATGTGGAATGCAATGGCTATGAGCCTGGGGTGGGAGACGCCTCCGTTGGTGCAAGTGACACCATTTGCGGTGAGATTACAGACGCCTTCTGCCTCGCTAGAAGCGCTAAAAGCTCGATGCGCTTCTTTAGCGCCGGTTGTGCCTCGAAGAACCCCAATGAAAACGGCAATCCATGGGTGGGGTCGTCTTTACCCAGCGTTGGTCCCAGCACAGAGAGCAGCACCCCGTTCAGAGAAATCTGCACCAAAGCCTCAAATACTTGCGTTGCGGTTGAAGAGGAAGCGGCAAATGTTGGCATGAGGGCCTCGAGGCTGGACCCCGCGAGCACCCCGACAGTGACGTGCACCACCGACTTTTGGATTGCGAGTGCCGTTGTCATAGCTCTAGTCAGTGATTCAGAAACTATGAAAGCGTCGAGCCACGTTCGGTTGCAAAGTTCTGCCAGGGCTTGGGCATGATGTCTTTTACGTTGAGGAGCTCACTGGCTGCTACAGGCGTCTCTTTCGGCGGGATCATTGCCTGACCAAGCTCGGCGGAGCGCCAAAACTCGGGTCCCCCCATTTTGAATGGTCCGGGGTCCACTGCCTTCCACCACCCAAGCATAGAAAGTGGGTCAACCTCAGTGTCCGGGCATGTGTTGATGGTCAGCACCTCGTTGTCCTCGGTGTACGCGTTAATGATTTGTGCGAACGCGTCCTTGGTCAAAAAGCTTCCAAAGTCCTCCCAGAGGGCCTCCAACTGGCGTTGCTGGATGCATTTCATCATGAAGCAGTAGTCTGTGTTGCCGCGGAGTGTCGGTGTGATCGCTTTGGCGTACTGTGTAGTGATGAGCACAAATAACCTGTAGTGCCGCCCCGCAACAAACAGCTCCATGAGTGCCTCGTCGTATTTGAGGCGTTGGTCGCTGATCACATCGTCGAGCAGAATGAAGAAAGGTGCCTCCTTATCCTTCTCGGCCTCTGTTCGGTTGACGTCGTTCAGTATCTTCTTCTGTCGCCTGAAGACCGCTTGCAGGATCTCCGGGTCGTACCGGTTGAAGATGTATTTCTTGGGGACGTAATCGCGCCAAAACTTGTTGAGTTCATCGGTTTGACTGATGATCAGCCCCGCCTGGAACTTGTCCTTGAAGAGGTACATGATGTTGCGAAAGACCCACGTCTTGCCGGTGCGACGCTTCCCGACCGCGACGATCGTACCGTCTATTTTCATCTGGCTAGGATCAAACTCCTGTAAATCTGGTAATTGGATGTCGGAGTACAGATCACTTACCAACACCGGCATGGTGGCATGCTTCCCATACGACACACCACCCCTCTTATCACCATACGCCGCGTTCCGTGGTGTCACCCCCTCTCCTTGATCACTCAATTGGACACGCGGGTTGCTGCTATTGGGTACATGCTCCTTGTTCTCTTTCCCCCTTTTCGCGGGAGGCATCAACGCACTGCCATGGGCTCAGGAAATTGTGCTTCAGAGAATTGCGCCTCGTAGTGTGCTTGCTGCGGCTCGGTGTAGGGCATCGCAAACTCGTAGGCGTTGGCCTGGAAGCAGGGAACCGAGGTCTTCTGGGCAAGGCTCGATCGTTGGCACACGACCTGTACATCTTCGAACGACCAATGGATACCGAATTTATCGCCACCAACACCGGTGTAGACTTGATTGGCGAACATCGTCACAGCCACCACATCGCCAGGCTGCACGACCCCATTCGGGATCACAGCACCCGTGTGGTCGCAGACGTTGATCGTGCGCGCGTACTTGCCTCCGCACCCGTCCCATGCGAACTTCGTTGCAGACAGCTGCACGCTGTGCCCAGCGAGAGCACCGGTCACCTTGTCGTACTTGGGTCGTACCGTCCTGATCTGCAGCATCTTGATCTCCTCGCGGGAGAGGTTCTTCCGGCCGAGGATCTTGAGTTGGTTCGCTTGCACGAAATCGAGGAGACGGTCGTCCACCTGAGCGATCAGTTGTGAAAATTGTTCGAACGCCTCATTGCTTCCTCCGTTGATGGCGACGTCGGTGAGATCGACGGTGAACTTGGCCTTCTGGATGTCGGTGGGCCCCCACATCGTCCCAAAGTTCCCATCCCCTGTGACCCGGGGCCAATTCGTCACTGACGCGGGGCTCACAAGGGCGACCTCGGCGGCCTCCGCTCCGATGTACATGTTGATCTGCGGCTTCCCATGCCGGTCGGTCCCAAGAGCGAAGTTGATCTCTTCCGCGTTGAGTTCTTGGTAGTTCACATACTTCTTCATCGCCATGGTAGAGGGAAGTAGCGAGTGGGTGGTTTGGGAGCGCGGCTGCCCTGATACTCAGACCTCAGAAAATTGATCGCGTCCGCAGTAGGCATGAATCCCAATTTCTCGTCACACGAGCACAGACTAACGAGGCCCTCCGATGTGTGCGCGTGGGTCGTTTCGGCGTGGGACTTCTGGACTAACAACCCGTGGCGATCTACAATAGTGCTGTTTTGCGTCGGGATCCCCGCCCCATACCGTTGTTTACCCACATCACGGCGTCTGACTTCCGGTGCATAGCAGCGGGTGTCTCGCCATTGCTCACCACCCACTATCCCGACGAAGGGTATCGTCTCCAAGTCCGTGCGGGGTTGTGGTCGCGCGCACCACCAGTCCATGTTGTCGCTGAAACGCACTTGGGTGCCCCCACGCCCTTCATGTCCACCGGGCATTCTGACACCGAAGCACCAGAAAGAAGCACACTCACGATACTTTGGCTTTCTTGCTAGCGGGCTCGTCGTCTTCCTCGGTGTCAGGTGGTGGAGGTGGTTCGGTGAGATCTGCCCTGTCCCAGAACGTGTAGTTGATGTGCTCGGTCATGGATTGGCGCACGGCGCACTCTATCTCTGCCTTCTCTTCTACACTCAGGAGTGGTGGGGTTTGTGCCATCCGTTGCATTGCTGCAAAGAACTTGAGGTAGTGCGGCATCAGAGCGTCGTGCAGGTCCCGGTCGCGGGTGAGGCGGTAAATCTTGTACCCCTCCGGTGTCCAGGAGATGAAGTCACACCAGTTGCGGTCGGAGCACTCTAGGCAGAGGTTCATCTGCATATAGTAGTGGGCAGGTATTTGCTTGTGCACACGGCTCCCGTCCTTCTTCCGCCAGAAGGGGCACTTGACCTCAAGCAACCCCTCGGTGCCGATGAGGCCGTCGGGGGAACCCGCAAGCCACGAGTTGTGTCGGTGTACGTGCAGCCCGGTGTTGTCGACGAGGTTGCCAGTATGTGCGGAGTATGCGAGGATGCCGTTCGACTCGTTCGCGGTCCCCCATCGCGTTGCGTCGTTCCCTAAGCCATACACAACGCGCACAAATTTGTCAATTGCCTGGCGGCCGATCGCGGCGTTGAATTGCTTACCGAGGAAGGGATCGAGGCCCATCGCGCGGTTGAATGCCTGGAGCCGCGACGTCCACGGGCAGAGGCCAAGCGCGGCACCGACGTTGGAGGCCGTCAATTTCCCTTTGCGCGCCGCATGCCACGCGGGGGTGCGTT